AATAGTTCTAGCTTTTTACATTTAGTACCCGTTAGTTTCTGGGCAGAATTAAAAAATGAAAATGGTCAAAGCTTTAATGATTACTTAAGAGCCGCAGGAAATACTATTAGAAATTTAGATGAAAATGGCCAACCTATAGAACTTCCTAAAAATAATTCAGGAGAAACACAGTGGCAAGAATATAATTTAAGATTCTTACAACAATATGCTAGAAATAATGCAAAGTCAAGTATTTTTAAAAGTATAGATATAAACAGTAAAACTTCTCCAGGAAAGTTAAATAAAGATGGTACTCTTACTCTAACTGTACCTGAAGCAGTTTCTGATTATTACACATATACTGAAAGTGATCAATCAAAAGATTTTGTATCTTTCATAAAATTTTATGACAGTAAAGGAAACTTGAAATTTTTTACATTAAAAAACGAAGACGCTAAATTTGGAGAATTTACAACAGAAGGAAGACAAAGAACTACTACTTATGTTCCTTTAGAAACATTAGGTACTCCTAGTTTCTTAAAAGAATATGATTATTTTTCAAATATTCCTTTCTCTGTTATGAAGGGTAAATCATATACTCCTGAATATCAAAGTAGTAGAAGTAGCGCTTTTGTAGATAATACTCCTAAACATAAAAATCCTGATGGTTCAGAAATAACTTTTAAAGAAGAAGCAGATGGAAGTATTAGTTTTCCACCAACACAACCAGCTGCTGAGGTTAAATATTTTGAAGGAGACATTACACCAGAACCAAACACAGTGTTTGTATTTGGAAGTAATCCAGAAGGTAGGCATGGAGCTGGTGCAGCTAAGGTAGCCAGAGATAAATTTGGAGCTATATATGGTCAGGGAGAAGGTCTTCAAGGTAATTCTTATGCATTACCTACTAAAGACTTGAGAGTAAAAGAAAATAAAAGTCTTAAATCTATTTCTCCTCAACAAATTACAAAGTCTATTAAATCTTTATATAATGTAGCTAAACAAAATCCTAATAAACAATTTAAAGTAGCGTATAGGAATACTACACAAAGATCTTTAAATGGTTATACAGGATTAGAAATGATTGAGATGTTTAATGCAGCTGGAGCAATTCCTTCTAATGTTATATTTAGCAAAGAATGGTTTGATACAGGAAAATTAAAAACTACTCAACCAGCTGCTAAAGAAACTTCTACACCTGAAATTAAAGCTTTAGAAAAAGAAGTAAAAGAATTTTCAGAATTAGAAAGAGAAGAGGCAGAATTAATGCAAGAACTAGAACAATTACAAATAGAACAAGAAAGTACTGAAGATATTCCTGAAATTGTAATTGCTACTAATCTTCCTAAACTTAATCCAGAAAGTGTTAAAAAAGAAACTGGAGGTAAAGTAGGAACTAGACAAGATATTAATCCTACTTTATTAAATAAAGATGGTGTAAGTATAGAAAGAGCTGCTGAACAAATATTAGCAGATCATTCAGTTGAAAACGGAGGAACGCTTACTTTAGATATGCAAGATGTTAGAAATATAATCATAGAAATTATACAAGAATCTTCTTTAAAAGAATATATTAAAACGTATAGTGAGAATCCTAGAATTACTGAAATAAAAGAAAGATTAGAAGAAATCAAAAAAGGAAGAACAGTAGGAAAACAGCTAGATATATTTGAAGAGTATAATAACGATGAAAGTCGAATTAAATGTAAAGGAAAAAAATAATTATGGCACTAATTTGTCCCAACTTATCAGATAACGATGTAGCAGCAGATTTCTATGCTATTGTTGATAGAACCAATGATAATATAGCATACAACCTTTGGAACAAATTCGAAGGTGATGTAGATGCTATTAATACTTTTATTGATAATAAATTAGCAGAAGCTACTACTAAAATTATGCCATCACAACCTCAAGAAAATCCTATTATAAAACTTGCTAAAAGATGGAATATAAACGATAAAGGATTTACTGAATCTAATTCTCTTCCTAAATCTTCTGTAGAAGATATGAAGAAAGAAGCTAAAGAATTAGGATTAGGAATAAAAAAGGCTTCTTCTGGGTCATATTATTTTACTAAAGGAAACAAACTTATAGTTCCTTATAGAGATGCATATCAACTAGAAAAAGAACCTGGAGAAAATCCTATACAGGAGCTTCAAGACGCAATGATTAGATGGGCAGAGCGTAATGGTATAGAAGTACTAGCTCTAGAAGATTTAATGAAACGTATAGGTGCTGATGAAGCATATGATGATAAAGTTGTAGGTGTTGCTAATATTCTTAATAAGCTTATAGGGTTATCAGAAAATAAAATAGACATTACTACACTCCCTGAAGAAGTAGGACATTTTATGGTAGAGTTTATGCTAAACGATGTGTCTGTACAAAGAGCATTAGATTTAGTTACTAAAACAGATACTTACGCTGAAGTTAAAGAAGACTATAAAAATGTTTATACTGAAGAAATAGATTTTAGAAAAGAAGCTTTAGGAAAAATTCTTGCTCAAGAAGTTATACGTCAATTTAAAAATACTGCTAACAATCCTGTAAGAGCTTTTTTAAATGCTATTAAAACTAAATTTTTAAAAGCATGGAACAGTCTTTTAAATAGAGATAATGGTAGAGTAAAAGCAGAATTAGCAAAAATAGTAGACCCTATGGCGAAGAGTCTATTAGAAGGAAAAGTAATAGAAGATACTAGAACTACGGAACAAGTAGAAACTAGTGTAGATATGCTTCAAGTAGAAAAAGAAGATACTCCTCAAGATAAGAAAAAGAAAACTTTTTTAGATAGAGCTATTTCTAAATTAGAAGGTATACAACAGTTACGAAGAAATATTAGTGATTTAGGAACTAAGAGCCAAAAATTTAGAGAAGCTCAAGCTAAAATAGATGCATTAAAAGAAGATGTAGCAAAAGCGAGATATACTGAAGGACTATTAAAATTTATAGAAAATGCCGAAACTGAATTAGGAGTTATGGTAGATTTTTTAAATAGTAAAGATACTCAAGCTACTGAAGAATATTCTGTTGATGATAAAAATTTAATTAATCTTGCTGGTATGGCTGCTCAAGAATACCAAGACTTAATTAGAGACCTTACAAATGCTATGGACGCTACAGGATTAACAATGTCTGAAGAAGCTGCAGATCTATTAAGAATAAGTAAAAATGCACAAGAGTATGCAAGACAAATTGCTGGTCTATCGCTTAAATTGCAAAAAAATATAGCAGTCTATGTACTTGAAAAAGGTAATTTAGATTATCGTGGTAATAAAATAGATCCTAATTTTGATGCAAAAAGTATTGTAGAAGCAGCTGCTGAAGATTTAAGCGCTTTTAGATTAAACTGGGGGCAAATAAAAAATAGTCAAAGTAATATTTTAAAAATTGCTGTAAAATTAATCAATGATAAAGTAAATGAAGTAAGAAGGTATTCAGTAGGAAAAGCTAGAACACTTTTAAATTTACAGACAAACATTAAAAACTTTGATTCTAAAGTATTTTACGAAACAAATGCTAAAGGAGAAAAAACTGGGTATATAGTATCTGAATATAACTATGGAGAATACTATAAAGCTATGGAAGAAATGCGTAGTAAATTAGCAAAAGATTTAGGCTTTGATAATCCTTATGACGTTATAAAAGAAAATTTAAGTGAACTAGAATTAGAAGTTTATACTGATGTGTGGGAAAAGTTTTTTGATAAACATTCCCAAAAGAAAAAAGTATCTGTTACTAGAAATGGAAAAGAAGTAATTGTTACTAAAACTATTCCCTCAGAAATGTATAAAAATGCTGCATATGCTAAAATTAAAGCAAATCCAGAAATGCTTGCTTTTTATGAAGAATTAATTAAAACTAAAGTAGAAGCTCTAAATAAGTTACCTAGATACTTAAGAACTGAGAAGAATAAATATTTAATACCACAAGTTAGAAAGACTTTTGCAGAGAGAGTATCTTTTAAAAATATGGGAAGAAACTTAGGACAAGTTATAAAAGAAATAGGAGTAGTAGAAGAAGATGAAACTATGTTTGGACAAACAGGTTCTTTAGGAAGTAAAATTATTCCTATCCATTTTAATAGGCAGTTGGATAATATGAAAGATTTATCAGAAGATATATCTTCTGTATATGCTAGGTATGCTGAAATGGCTGAGAATTTTAAACAAATGAATAAGATTTCTGGAGACATGGAATCAGTAAGAGCCGCTTTACATGAAAGAGATTATACATTAAAAGATGAAAAGAAAAAAGGTGCAGAAACTAAAGAGTATGAAGCTTTAAAAAATGAAATAGAAAAATTAATTTTAGGAGTAACTAAAAAAGCAGCAAGAATTAAAGTAGGAGGAAAAGAATATAATGTAACTAAATTATCAGAAAATATAGCTTCTTATTTTAGAACTACAAACTTAGCATTTAATATTAGTACTTCTACTGCAGGATTTTTTAAAGGTAGTATAGATAAAGCATTAGAAGATCAAATAGGATTATACACTACTAATTCTAGTAGTAATTGGGCAGCTGCAGAATATGCTAAAAATATAGGACAAGTAATAGCATCAAAGTCAAGTAAGCAAAAAAATAAAATGCATTTACTATTAGAACAAAGTGGTGTTATTGAGCTCGAAAGAATTATAAAAAATACTAATATGTCTAGAGCTTCTAGAACATTATTAAATGAGCAAATATTTTACTCTAATTATATGATGGCAGATTATGGTATGAAAGGTAGAACTACTTTAGCAATATATGACAACATTAGATTATATAAAGGAGATTTTGTAAACTATAAAACATTTTTAGAGCTTAAAGCTAAAGAAGAAGGAAAGAATGTAGACAGTGTTCGTACAGGAATTAAACAACAAGCTTTAGGAAAAGAAAATGCAGAATGGAAAGCTCTAAGAGATAAAAGTTTATACAATGCATTAGAAGTTAAAAATGGTAAAATAGAAGTAAAGCCTGAATTTAAAGATAAAGTTACTGATAAAGTTTTAAATACAGCAGACAATACTGTTAATCATGTAAATCATATTTTAGACGGTACGTTAAGTCCTGAAGATAAATCTAATGTTGCTAGAAAATGGTGGGGATCTTTTATATTAATGCACAGAGGCTGGGTATTATCAGGTTTAGATAATAGATTTAAAAAAGGAGGAATGAACTATGAAACTGGAGAATGGGAAGAAGGTTATTATAGGTCTTTTTTAAATGTTACTAAAAATATGATTGCAAATACTGCATTAAATAAAAGAATAGGATTATTATCTGCTAAAGAACCTTCTGCAGGAGAACTTAGAGGAGCTAAGAAGTTTATGCTAGATTTATTATTTATGAATATGGTAGCAATAATAGCAGCTATGGCGAATATAAAAGCTGAAGGAGATGATGAAGAAGAAGATTATACTTGGCAATTTACTGCTTATCAATTAAATAGAATATTACTTGAAACAAGGTCTTTCTTTAGTGTAAGAGAATTTGTAGAAATGATAGAAGAACCTGTTGTAGCAGCAAGAGCTATTAAAGAAATAAGTGAAATTACTACTGCATTTGCTTTTGGAGATGATGATATAATTTCTAGGGGACAATATGAAGATTGGACTAGAGGAGGTAAATGGTGGTTTAAACGAACTCCTATTAAAAATATCTACGAATTACAATTTCCTAAAACAAAAAACGATTATATTAAAAATATTATAGGAAGTTCAACATATGATTTACTTAGAAAAGAAGATGATGAAGAAAAAGATTGGTGGGAATATACACCAATAGGTAATACAGATGGTTTTACTAAAAATATTTTACAAAGAGAAAATAATGACTAGCCAACGTCAAATTTTTTTTCAAAGCTTTACACGGTTCAATTTTGAAAAGCCATTACTCGTAAAGAATATGTTACTATTCAGAGTATGAAGGATTAAAGCTCCTGAGAATTAGTGTAAAAAACAAAAGGGCAACTGTAATAGTTGCCCTTTTAAGTGGTAGATCACGATTACGGTCCTCACCGCCTTAGTACAAAATTTATCAAATAAAAACTAAGAAATCTACCTAGTTATTTTTCACCGTCATTTATAGTCTTATAAAATTCAGGATTAATTTCTCTAATTTTCTTATTGTTCTCTCTTTTTAACCGTTGAACATATGCTATTTCTTCTTTAGTACTGTCAGTACCTAAGTTAGTCATTACTACTGCATTCATATGAAGCAGTACGTCTATTTTAAATCTTGTTAATTTATTCATTTTGTAAAATATTATTTCATTTTTAGATAATTCTTCAAACTTGTATACAGGCAATTCTCCTATATCCATTTCTTCTGTTTCTTTATAATAATACGGAGGATTGCTAGAAAATATAGTAACTATTTTATTTTGCTCTCGAGCTCTTTCAAGTTCTTCAGGGAACTGAAACATAATTTCTACATAAACTTCTCTAGCAAATGTTTCATCAAGTTCTAACATTTCTATAATTTCTTTTAAAGGTTTATTAGCTAACATAGCTTCTTTAAAAGTATTTTTTCTTCTACGAGTTAAACTTGTTTTACCAGTGAATGATGTCTCCATATTTTGTATGTAAAATTTGATTAGTATTAATTAATGCTTTATCATCGCCTTTGTAAAATAACACATGATGTTTATCTTTTACATAAGGTAATAATACTTTAGAATGTCTATCCCAAAGAATAAATATAGTGCCAGGTTGATATTCATTTATAGCATTAATTGTTGCTAAAATAAACTTTTTCCACGGCTTACTATGACTTCTTGGACGATTTTCTCTAATAGAAAGTGCTGTGTTTAACATTAATATTCCTTGGTTAGCCCAATTTTCTAAAGTAAAATCCCATTCTAGACAGAGGCCATCATAATATTCTTTTTCTACAATATCAAATAATTCTAATAATTGACTAGATAAAAATGTAGAACTATAATTATTACCTAAAGCAAGGCCATTAGCATTACCGTCGGAATAAGGCTCTTTACACACTATTACTACTTTAAGTTTGTCCCAAGGACAATCTTTAAAAGCTTTAAAAAGATTTTCCCTTTTAGGATACACTGTATTCATAGCATATTCTGTAGATAAGAAATTCATGAGTTTTTCCATATAAGGATCTTTTAAAGTATTCTTAAGTTTAGATGTCCACCCTTCTCCTAGCTGGTCTATCCAATATTCTTTATTTAGTTTCATTATTTATCTAAATTGATTACCTCTTATCATTTCTATTACTATATCAACGCTTTCCATAACTTGATATCTTGTAGCCCCGTCCATCATATCTACCATAGTAGGAACTGGGCCTACTCTAACATTTGGATGTTGACGAACTGCTTGAATATAATCTGTATTTACATAGATAGTTTTTTCTCCTGCTGCTCTTTGTTTTGTTAATTTTATCATTGCCATAAGTTCTATTTTAAAATATGTATCTAATCTTATTCCAAGGAATTATTTTATTATGTAACTCCTTAAACTGATTAATATATTGTCTTTTTAGAGGTATCTTATATCTTAAGTTTTTACCTCCATATTGAGAAGTTTTATGTTCCTGAATCTCAGGAGTCCATAAATCATCTTCAGCTCTAGGATTATATACTAAATTATAATCATGACGTTTTTGATTATGAGTAAGAAATATACATTCAGCTAATACGCCTTCTTTATATTCTACATAATCTTGCATCATATGAAATATAAATTCATAATCGTTTAGCCATCCATCATATACTATGATAGGACTGTAGTTAACATGTACATCATATCCTGCTTCTATAAAAGCATTGATAGCTTTTATTCTATCTATGATTTTAGTAGTACCAGGCTCATGTATAGATGACATATGCTGTGGCATAAGACTAAATCTAACTCTTACTTTACCTTGCGGATTAAAATCAAGTAGTTTAGGATTTACATATTTTGTAGCAAATGTTCCCATAGCTATAGGATGGTCTACAAAAAATTGAAATATTCGTTGCCAATCATAATACTTAGCATGAAGAGCAAAGTCTTCGTTACAGCTAATATCATAAGTCATATATGTACTATGTGTCTGATTAGGTTTCTTTACATTAGCATAAAAATATGCATGCTCATTAACCTCTGTAAGTATGTCTCCAATGTTCTTTGCTACATCTAAGCCTTCCGGCTTATGACGTTTCATATAACAGTAAGAGCAATTGTATAAACAACCGTAGCCAAAACTAGGAGTAATGTAATCACTACTTCTTAAAGACTCTCTAATTTTAAAAGTCTTTCTAGTAACTTTATTTAATTTCATTTTGGTCCTTTATATTTAATCTATTAAACCAACAGGTACTATAATAGCATTACCTACTATATACTCTCTGCCAGATAGCCCAGTGGCTATATCATTATGAAGAAAGTTTCTTAACCGGCCCTCTTCGTTAACCACAATATCATATTTTCCACATCTAGATTTTAGAATTTCTATATAACCTCCTACTGCTTTTTGCATAGAGCCTAAATCTAAATCTTTTGTGAAAGGAGTAATAGTAGCTACTACTTCTTTGTTTACTTCATCAACTGTAACTAATACAGGTGATTCTAAATTCTTTATTTCCATAACATTTTTAATTTTAAAATTAATAATAAATAATGCAGCCAGAACCCTAAAGTGTTGGTTTTCGGCTTGTCGACTTAGCTTGTTAATCTGACTGCATTATAAATTATAGTAAAGGGTAATAGGCCAAATGAGCATGTCATGCGTCTTCGTACTAATTTCAATCACACTACTAACTAGTCTTCATGTGATACTTACCTTTCTGTTTCTTTTACGACGAAATCGCCTCCTTACTATAATTTTTTTTGTGTATAGAGGCTATAACTCTATCCATATAAGTCTTCTGCAGTTCCTTACGACCTTGCTATGAGTTTCACATTTAGGCACACAAAATTTAACAACTACACCAACCTATAAATCCCCACTTACCTTTTCTTTCAGTAGTAGAAGGTTTATAAGTTACATCCGCACATAATACATCTTCTCCAATAAGTCTTTTGCCTATTTGAATTTTAATGTTTACATCAGGATTTTTTTCTACATAAGCTCTTGCTTTAGCAATAGCATCTGCTTGTTTAGTTTCCATAATCTGAACATCTTGAATACTTCCGTATCCATTTGCTACTCCTACATAAACAGTTTCCCATTTACGAGTTCCTTTATTAGGAAATCTATTAACTTGTGTTTTTGTTTTATTAGTATTAGGTTTAGGAGTCACTATTTCATAAGCAAATGAGGTTCCTTTATAATAGGTTCCATTATGTTCTTGCTTTTCCATATACTGCTCTAACTCTTTTTCAGATTTAAAAATCTTACGAGTATCTAATTCATTATTACCCTGATGTCCACCATATATATCATGACCATGTTCTTCTAATAATTCTTCTCTAAGCCTATCAAAAGCTTGTCCGACAGTTCTTCCTGTCATTGTGTTGTATTCTTTAACTCCTCCCATTTTTTTTATTTTTAAAGTTATTAATTAAATTTTCGTATTCATTGTTTTCTGGATTTATAAAGCTAAATCCAGGTTTTTGTTCTTTTTGTATTAACCATAAATAAATATTTCTAATAGTCCAAGGAATATATATTATATAAACATTTTTATATATTGCCATATGCATATCATATACTTCTCTATTTTTTTCTACAAATTTGTCATATCTTTTTTGATGCCGTTTTCTCATTAAGTATATTATTTGGTTTAATACTCGATTCCCCTACTAAATCTTCAAGGATATCATCACACATTTCTTCTTTTTTAGGTGTTATAATAGACCAAACTTCTTGATCTAATAAATCTACCTCAAGCCTGTCTTCCCAGCCTTTCTTCAAAGCCTCTGATTTACCTAAAATTAAAGGTAAAGTATAAGGTTTGCCGGAAAAATAATTATTACTTAGCACTGCTTTCTTGCCTTCTGGACTTATTTTTGAATATTTGCCGTTCATTAGCAATTTGTAATCAGCTTTAAACTTATCTATAATACTATAAACAAAGACAACATAGTCTCCTCGTTCATAATCATCAACATAGTTTTCAAATGCTCCCATAGTATCATAGAAACATTGAAAATCTACATCTTGATAAGCTCTAACTACAATAAAAACAAAGCCTTCTTTATAATTATCTACTTTACAATCTCCTATAAATGCATTATAAAATCTAGTAGTAAACATAGTTGTACCAAAAGTATTTTTAACATTACAAGAGAATATGGCTTTAGGGATTCCTAACAATGGAAAAAGAAAAGTAGCCGTTTTTGTGTACTTTACATATCCCATCTATCATAAATCTATTATTAGTTCACCATCATTTTCATAGTACTCCATAGGATAATCCCATAAGTCCTTTTGAGTATGAAACAAATATCTTTCGATAGCTTGTTCAAAACCTTCATAAGTTTTGCCGTCAGAATTTGAACCTCCGTTCATACCTATATTAAGTATATCATCCTTAACAGTATAAATTAATGGTTTATTATAAGAATCTTTTTCACAAACTATAAATTTAAAAGAAAGAATATGATATCCCTGCTTTATAAGGTCTTCAAACTGATATGCTAGTCCGAAGCTATAAGCAGCAGCTTGAAAGTCATAACGATATTTCCAAAAGTTATAAGGAAAACTATATACATTAGTTCCAATAGTTTTTACATCTATAGGAATTATAGTTTTCTTATCATGGTCTATAAAGACTAAATCAAGTTCGCCTTTACATTCTACTGTCCTATACTCAAATTGTATTACCTGCTTTTTAATCAATTGCTGATTAGGCCCAGGTTTTAAATATTTTTTTATATAAGAATCAGATATCATAGAAGCGTGACATGTTACTGCTTTTGCATAATCTTCCTGAGAAATTACTGTTTTACCTTTAGACTTAATTAAGTCTCTATAGTAATTAGTACCAGTTGATATAACTTTAGCAATTCTAGTTTCCTCTTTCCAAGATTGGCCATATTGTAAATATCCACATGCTCTTACAATAGAGTCGGGATAATCTTCTAAGAAGTTTTCTTTATTATGATACAAATCTTTTGTACCTCCTACTTCAGAGAAAACATGGTCCATTATCTTTTTAATAGTATCACTCACAGTAGAGTTACCCATAATATGAAACTTATCGGTAAATTCTGTTTCTTCTGTAACAAAGTGATCTACTGCATTGCCGAACACAAAATGTGCGGGTACAGTATCGTCTTCATTCATGTACTTTTCCTGAGCCCTCAGATACGCTTGAGGGCTTTTCAGAATCTCTTTCAGGAGACTCTGGTTTTGTTTATTAATGGTTCTATATTCCATTTATTATCTAGTTTTAATATTATACACTAATTTTCTTTCCTTTAAAGTATTTACTGGAACAAACTCATAAGTAGTCTTTGTTAAATACTCGATGCTATCATCAGGTATCAAACATTTCTTTATGAGCATATCATCCATACACTTTAACCACACTAACGCAAGATTGCCTATATCCCAATTTGGTTTATAACCAGGTTTAGGAGGCTTCCAATTTATTGTCTTAATTTTTAATGGACCTTTTCGTAACATCTTAACTCCTCCATAATTTATAGGAGCATATAATTTAAGATGTGTTTCTATAGGCGTATTAATTGTAAGATTAGCAGGAATATGCTTTTCTAAATAACCGTGAAGAGCCGCTACAAAAGCAGCTCTAACGGTATAATGTGAAGAAGCATAAATCTTATTATATCCTATTTTAATAGACTTATTTTTACTAGTATGAATATGAGTTATAAATTCTGGAAATTCTAATTTGATTTCACTTACCATAACTCTTATATTTAAACGTCCGTAACTCTATTATTAATAATTGCAGTCATAGTATCTAAGCTTTTGTTATAATCAAATAACATACTTTTATATTGATTAATATCAATATCTAAAGGAATTACTTTTTGACTTTTGTTATAATCAAACTTAGCATTACTTATCATATTTGATAGTTGTGCTTGAGTATGTTTACCATAATTTATATCTAAAGAAAGACAATCAAAAGGAATTACTTTTTTATTATCGTCAAAATCTATAACAGTAACAGGCATATACTCACAACATCTAAGCTTACCAGAATCTCTATAAGGACAAGCTACTACATTCATCGGATTAATTAATATAGCAAGACCAGTATTACCGAAATAACCTTCTTCTAACCAATCAGAATTAGCAGCATGTAATCCTCTTGAGCACGTAGCATTAGGATTACTATCACATTGACTTCTTGGTATACTTACAGCTTCACCTATATTAATACGCATTTGTCCAGAATGTCCATCTGTATAAATAGTAGCATTACTATCATTCACAGTTAAGTTATTATACAAATCAGATAAATTACCTATACAAACTTCTCCTTTATGAGGATCTTGATCATTATCAAGCTGACCATAAGAATTTACTTTCATGTCTACAGTAGTACCATCAGCACTAATTGGAACTTGAACAGTAATTTCTTTATAATCTGAGCCTGTAGAATTAGTAAAATGTTTAGTAGTTTCTACTGAATAATATTTAATTATATTTCCTTCTTTATCTCTTTTTGCATAAAGATTATAATCTTGAGGATTTTTATTAAAACTAATTATAGTAGCCCATTCTTTAGCAACAAACTCATTTTGTGCTTTATTGCCTTCTTGATGAAGATCAACATTTCTGTATGCTATAAAACATCCACTAGGAGTTATTGTCATCTTATTTTTAGCTAAGAATCCGTATAAATCTTCTCTACACTTAGCATTAGGATTTAATACTAACAATCTCCAGAAATTAGTCAAAGAAAATCGTTCCTCATCACTAAGATTAGGGTCAGCAAATTTTCTACCTAAAAATTCAGGAATAGGAATAGGAATACTCTTCATAAAAAGCTCGCTATTCTTAACTTCAAAATCAGAATTATTAACAGTAGAATTAGATAATGTTTCCATCCAAGTAATTAGTTGAGCATTCTTTTCTGCTTCTAATTGCTTTTCAGCAAACTCTTCTTCTAATTTTATTTCTCCTCCAGTTTTTATAGGACTCATTAGTTTTACAAGTTTATTTACTTCCTCTTTATTTTTTTCATTAGTATTCATCATTAATTCATAAACACTTATGATTTGTTCATCAGACTCAAAGGTTTTCTGATACATTTTTTCTTTGATGAAACACACGATAGTGTTCCCAATTTTTGTCGCTTTAATCATTGTCGTCATTTTTTAATTTAATTATACATTTCTCTGTATCCCACCAACGGTTTATACTTACTCTTAAAGGAGGCATTCCTTTCCTTATACTCCATTGATCTTTTCTCTCAAAATGTATAGCTCTTGGTGTTAATTTTGCTACTGTTTCAACGTGTAATTCTGAATACATAGGCCTAAGAACCTTATCTCCAACAGAAATAGGTTCTCCAAAATAATCTCTCATTTGTTCCATATTAACTTACTTTTTTTAATTCAACATTTTGTTTCTCTTTAACAAATTCATATTCTTTTTCATTTGTTTTTAGAAACTCTACTTCTTCTTCATTAAACATTACATAATAATAAGGATTAAGCTTTTTAAATTGCTTAATACTTTTTACTGCTTTGTTATGGTTACGGATATATTTAGCAATAGCTATATAAGGAAAATCTTTTATTAACTTTCTAGTATCTAAATATTCTAGTATATCAAGCCCATTAAAATATTTTTCGATAGATTTAACTTTATCTAAAAAATCATAATCAAACAAATCATGTTCTTTAGCTACTTCGTAACAACTATTTTCAAACATATTTGTACTATAACCATAACTTTGATTTACAGATCTATTACCATTTGTTTTTATATACTCGTTAGCAAATTCTAATTCATTAGCTAAAGGCTCATATACTTTTTTCCAAGACTTAGAATATTCACTATGAGTAGTAATAAACTTTCTCACATTAACATATTCAGCTTCTTTCATATATTTCATAATAGTCATCGCTCTTACAAAAACTTTATTTTCTTTTTTCATAAAACTTTCTAGTGTTACAACATTTTTTACATCTTTAAAATACTTCATATTAGTAGGAGAAACCGTATAGGCTAATAAATTGCCATTTCGTCCTAATGTAGGAAGCTTTAAAGAAGTATTACTTATATATATTTTAGCTAATTGCTTTAACAAATACCTATCATCATGAGAAGCTACTAACTTTAAAGGTCTAACGCATTTATCAATATCACATTTAATAAGTTCTTTTCTATGATAACTATATTCACTTCCTTGAACATATTCATCTATTAATTGTTTAGAAATTATCTTAGTCTTATCAATAGTTCTACGATTACTTCCATAAGTATCCTTAGTCCATTCCTTATCTACTACTACTCTGTCATAAGATTCAGTATTCTTTAAAAAAGATTTCATTATTTCATCTTGATAAAGTTTTATAATAGTTCTCCAATTAGCTTTATCATCATCTTTTAACTTTAGCTCTTTTTTATATTTAACTAAAGATTGTCTAGTTTTAGATTTTTTTCTAATTAAATAAACATCAGTGAAATTTTCTAATTCTTCTCTTATGTATTTACTTTTTTTAGCAACATGACTCTCTTTTATTCTATAAGCTATAGCATCACTTTTAAATATATGTTTAACACTTCCTTTATTACATTGTCTTAGTCCTTTTTCTCTAATCATTTTATTACATTCATAATCAAAGAAAGGATAATCAGGAATTTCTATATTCATATTTTTAAAAGGAGTAAAAGTAAAAGGCTTTAAATTATCCCAAATAACATGATTTTGATTATTATATCTTCTATAATTATTTGAACTATTATCATCTTCAAATAGAAGCCCTAAATTAAAATGATTACCTTCATACATAATTTCAGGTTCCATATCCCTATTTTTTACATAATGAATAAAATCATCGGTATCTAGTATATTATTGTCTTCCCATCTTTTCTTCCACTCTTCCTTAACAGCTTCTATTTTATCAAGAATAGCTTTTTTAGTTCTAGGAGTATACTTTACATCTTCTCTAGTTTGAATAATGTCTAGCTCTCCTATCTCAAATTTTAGAGCTACAGGAAAACTTACTTTTTGACAAGATAAATTATCCCAATCAATAGGATAAGCTACTTTACCTAAACACATATGCATACCATCAAAAGGATTAGTAGAATCATTATAAATCCAATGAGTGCCTCTAAGAATTTTATAATCATTCTCTACACCACAACCATCAAAATATACATTATCAAAATAAGCTAATTGCTTTTTACATTCTTCCTTAAATCTGTCATCTTCTAATTCTAAAATATCATATCTATTTCTACTTTGCTTAATATAGATTTTTATTTTAGTACCATTTCTTTCAGTAGTATTACATTCAGAAATTTTATCTAATCTAGGCATCTTCTCACCTTTACGTAATAGATATTGATATTCTATACCATTGTATCTAGTTTGTATGTAAACTATATCTGCATAAGAAAGACCTGATTTAGAACCAATACCAAAAGCACCGATTACATTATCACTATCTTCTTTAGTAGATTTTAAATAGCTACAGAATACATCTTTTACTCTACTAGGAGATAAGCCTACGCCAAAATCTTGAGTAGACCAATACCAGCCACTATCATCTTTAGCTATCTTAACATGTACAGCATCGTTATCAAAAACTTCAAGATGTGTTTTAAGTTTTAATATTTCTTCATCAGAAATATCATTGTAAATAGAATACTCATTTCTTATAGAGCTCATATCATTATTCTTAATGAAATCAGCTTCTGCGTGAGCATCAAAGGAATTACTTACATATTCTCTTACAATAGCCCCTATAGGATTTTTATAAGGATTTTGAAGTAAATCCCATAGTTTGTGCATATCAGTTGCACTTATATTAGCATCATGGCCTTCTAAGACCATACTGCTATCGTAGTTAATTTGTTTGTCTTTATTTAATTTCATCTTT